CTATGGTTCGGTTAAAAGGCAAAAAGTCGCTAAGCGATGAGGATAAGCTTTATATGGCACGAATGCGGGACGATGTAGTGCAGAATTGCGGCAAAAAAATTAAATGGATAACCGGAACGACGGATAAAAGGTTTAGGGAAATAGTAAGGAGGGAAGTAACGCTAGGGCTTGAGGATGGTAAGTCTATCGATAAGATAGCGGCTAGTATCAGCAGCAGCCTCAACTTTGAAAATGGTTACCGCTCAATCCGTATCGCAAGAACAGAAACGCTCGGGGCCAGCAACGCCGGCTCGTTAAACGGAGCGATGCAAACCGGTCTAAGCCATGAAAAGGGCTGGCTAGCAGCACGACGGGAGAATGTTAGAAATTCGCACAAAAAAATGAATGGCGTATTTGTTGACCTAAACGCCATGTTTCAAGTGCCTATCTTCGACGGGGATACATTTACGGGGAATTATGAAAGCCTATCTCATCCTGGCGACACCAACGGCAGCGGTGGCAACATCATAAACTGTCGCTGCACGCTGGTTTACAGGCGGAAGCAGAATAGTTTTCAACAGGGGTTGAATTTGTAGTATTTACACGCTAAATTTGTCATTATGGAAAGCGTAAGGTTTAAAAGCTGCAATTTAAGCTTAAAAGAGCTGGACGTTAAAAAAAGGCTAGTAGAGGGCTATTTTAGCGCATTCAACGTTGTGGATTCCGACGGTGAAATGGTCGTTCCTGGGGCTTTTACAAAGTCCATAATCGAGAACGGGATTAATGGGACTAACCGAATTAAGCACCTTTTCAACCACCAAAGCACTACCGGCGTGTTGCAGCTACTCGAAGAGGATTCATACGGCCTGCATTTTATCAGCAAGGTAGGCTCGCACACGCTGGGTAATGACGTGCTGGCCATGTATGCCGACGGTATAATAACCGAACACTCTGTAGGCTATAACGAAATAGCCGACAAGGTGGAAATTCAAAGGATTGATGGAAAGGACATAAGGGTTCTAAAGGAGGTGCGGCTCTGGGAGGGTTCGTCGTTGGATAAGTGGGGGGCTAACATGTATGCGAGGACTATAAAGTCCATCGAGCAGGCCGAAATGATAAAGAAGGACATAGAGGATAGAATCGGGCTAATGCTAAAGGCCTTAACGGGCAGGACCAGCTACTCCGACGAAACCTACGAAAATTTGAACTACCAGCTTCTCATTCTTAAAGAGCAGCTGAAATGGATACTTGAGGGGTTAAAGCCGTCGGCATTTGCCGGCACTAAACCAATCGAGCCACCCATTACGCCAAAAGAGGAAAAGAGGAGCGGGGTTAACTTTGTTGAACTAACAAAACTTTTTAAAGCATGAACATTGACAAGATAAAAGAGCTTAAGCTCGACGAAGCCACCGAGAAATTTGCCACTACATTGATGGGTGAAATTGACGGAATGGTTAAAAGTGCTAAGGAGGGCATGGCTTCAACTGCTGAGGTTGAGGCTAAGATAACCGAAAAGATGGCAACGCTTACGGAAAAGGTTGGAAGCGTTAACGTTGTTGACCTGCAAAAGCAGGTTGATAACCTGCTAATCGAGGTAAAAGAAGTAAAAGCCGGAAAAATCGCCAATGAAGAGAAATCTTTTGACGAACAGCTAAAGGAAAAGATGATGTCTAGCTTTGACGACATTAAAGCCGGCAGGACTGTTAACTTTGAGGTAGGCGGGGACATTCGTCAGAAATCTGCTGCTACTATGACCATCGGGACATCGGTAACCGGAGACGTTCCTAGGAAAGTAAAATTGCCAGACTTTTTCGCCCCTGCTGGCAACGGGCTTTGGGCTTCCGGATTAATTCAGGAAATCCCGACGACCGGCAACAGCGTATCAATTACCGAGCTCTACAATGAGCAGGGTGCTCCTGTATTTCACGATGAATCCCACTCAAGCGCACTTATGAGTTGGTCGTGGAGGGAGAAGAACTTCAAGATAAAGGATGTTTCGGCATACGCAAAATTCAGCAGAAACATGCTGGACGACATCGACAACTTTATCATGCAGCTGCAAAACCTGCTGATGAATAGGGTTGCCATCAAGATGGATGCCGCAATGATTTCGGGGAACGAAACGACCTATCCTGAGCAGTTTGATGGTCTTGCTACTATTGCCACGCCTTGGGCTGCTGGAGGCAAGAAAACCTACAAGCCTAATGAAAAGGACGTTATCGAAGTTGCCATAGGGCTATCCCAGAGTAATAACGGCTATCCCAACGCCATCGTGATTAACCCTAGCGATTTGGTTAACTTAAAAATCGCCAAAGCAGGTAAAGACAATGCTATCCTGCAATACCCGGGGTTCGACGGAACCATCAGCGGGCTGAACACCATTGTCAGCAACCAGATTACCGCCGGCAAATTCCTAGTCCTTGATAGCAACAAGGCTAAGTTGCATGTTCGCACGCCTTACGAGATAACCATCTCGAATAGTGCCGACAGTGGGGATTTCGCCAAACGGTTAATGACCGTAAACATTACCAAACGCTGTACCCTTGTTATTAGCGCAAACGACTATGGTTCGGTGGTTTACGGAGATTTCACCACTGCTAAAACCGCTCTTACAATAACAACCTAAACTCCTGTCCTGTGCCCGATAAGCTCTCAGTCGCTCTTCCCATTTACCAGATGCAGCCCATAGCATGGCTTGCATTTGAAGGTCTTGCTAACCAAGTAGATGCGGGCGATTGGGAGCTTATTATTTTAGAGGAAGTAGAAGGCTCGTGCGGCGATGAGCTGGTAGAACTCTATAAGGATAGGCTGATGGTGGCAGGCTGCCGGCAGGTTAAATTCGTCAGGTATCACGAGCATGTAAGGCTGTTGCAGAAATGGATTAAGGCAGCCGAGGTTATGAGCGTTAACTCGCTAGGGATGCTGCTGCAAGCGGGAGACGTATATTCACAAAAGGATAGGCTGCGAATAACAAGGCAATGCTTCGAGAATGGCTACGGCTGGGTACAGGAAAATAAAAGCATATTTATAAATTTAGATACGGGAAAACTGGCACTGCTGGATGTTTCTGGAGGTGAAATTTTTAAAACGGGCGATGGCATGGCAATTGCTTCCGACATTATAAGAAAGGTAAAGGATAACGGGATAGTTAAAGGTGTTGACCATTACCTTTTTTCATACGTGGAAGCCGAGAATGCTAAGATTTATTCGTATATACCTGACGTTTTAACGCTTAGCACTAATGGGTTTAACCACCTTTCAAAATTTAGGGGTGTGTTCATCGAATTTAATAATCCCCCTTTTTACGGAACCAGCCTTAAACTAGAGGATTTGGTAAGTAATGAAGTAGCTGAAAGGCTGTTGGACTTAAGGAATGAAATACCACTGCCCATAAATTTTAAGGAAATGAAGGTCAGAATGCTAACAAATCGGGGTATTTACCGAAAAGGCGAAATCTACAAGGTAGAGGAGGCTGTCGGAAGGCTTTTCATTCTTGAGCAATCTGCCGAAATGGTAGAAGAAGTGAAAGTAAAAGAAGAAAAGCAAGTTTATGAAACCAAGGAGCTTAAGGTTCATCGCAAAACAAAGGCAGCAACAGCTAAAAAGTAAGTCATGTATAAGCGAGTAGTGCTAAGCGAAAACCTCAACGTCTTTGCCATGAGCGACATCAAAACCTTTTGCCGCTTAACGGATACAACTGAGGACGGCTTGTTAAGGCAGATGGTTGAGGCTTCTATAAAAGAGGTCGAAGCGCACACGAATAACTACATCACGCAAAAGATTGTAAAAATTACCACCCCCGGCAGCATGGTGGAGCTGGTGGGTGAGGTAGATGAAATCGAAAGCGTTAGGGTTGATGGGGTGGAAGTCCCCGAAGGTGGCTATTCGCTTACCGGATGCCTGCTAACTGTTGAATGCGACGACGATAGCGTGCTTACCGTTACCTACTCAACTAAAAGGGTTGACAATGCTGCTGTTGACTTGCTTATTTACCAGCTTGTTGCGAATAAATTCGGTAGGAATAGCGGGAATGATGTGCAGCCGGACTGGTCGCTAGCGTTGGAAATCGTTAGAATACCTATTTTATGATTGGAACGCTGAAATATAGGGCTAAAATTTACAAGTGCAACTACGAAAAGAACGACATCGGCGCAATGGTTCGCACCTACTCGCTTTTAAAAGAGGTTTATGTTGGTCTAACACAAGACGCTTCTACTGCTCGGGAGCTTGGCGGTACCTACTCGGCGTTAAATACCTACACCATAACTGGCTGGGAAGCCGAGTTAAAAGGGCTTGAGGTGGCCGATAGGTTTGAAATTGCTGGCATTACATACGAAATAAGGGGCATTAAACTACCTGAAAACCGGGGCTTTATAACGTTTGACGTTGCAAATTCGATGCGTAGTGAGTAATTTAGTAAGGGTGGGTAAACTGCTCACCCTTACTTTTAAAAAAATAAAAGCCATGAAGATAAAGATTGTTAAGG